TACCCAACCCAGAGCTGGCAGAGTGGATTGAAACCAATCTCAAGTACACCCAATTGATCTTGGAATTTTGGGTGCCAGGCGGCGATGATCCCAATGCGGGGTGGGTGCACGCCTCTTTTAATCCAGAGAATCTCAAAGGTCAATCACTGACCGCCACCAAGGTTGCGGGTAAGACGCAATATTTGCCTGGTCTAGTCGCATAATTTAGGTCATGGCTACAAACCTCTCACAGCAGATCTCAACCCCAACGCAGCCAAACCTTGGCACGCCTGGGGTGGTCTACGATGAGAGGTTGATGGCTCAATCCTTTGGCGGCTTGAATGTCTACTTCTCCAAGCTCACAGCCGTCTTCGCGGCTCTCTTTGGACCAAGGGGTGGGAAGTGGATCAACAACCCTTATGGAGCGTTCCAGGACACCACAGACCAGACGGCGGCCAATACGACCACAGCCTACGCCATCACCTTTGACACCACCGACTTCAGCAATGGCATCACCTTGTCGAATTCGTCAAGACTGAATGTGGCGCAGTCTGGCATCTACAACTTGCAATTCAGCATTCAGTTCACCAATACCACCAACGCATCTCAGGACGTGGATGTCTGGTTTAGAAAGAACGGCACTGACATCGCCAATTCAAACAGTAGGTTTGGCTTTGCACCAAGGAAGGGTGCAGGAGATCCATTCCACACCATTGCCGCATTGAACTTCTTTGTGAGTTTGGCGGCCAGCGACTATGTACAAATCATGTGGCGAACAACAGATGTCGGTGTCTCAATTGAGCACTATGCAGCAGGCACTTCACCGACAAGGCCAGCCATCCCGTCAGTCATTGCGACTTTGAGCTTTGTGTCCAATTTGTCGCAAGAAACCGCATAATTCAGCCATGGCATTCGTACCCTTAAAAATCCCACCAGGCATCTACCGCAACGGCACTGAGTATCAGTCTGCTGGGCGGTGGTTTGACGCCAACCTTGTACGCTGGTTTGAGAATACCCTGCGCCCGATTGGCGGGTGGCGTAAGCGTTCCACCAGCCAACTGACAGGCAAGTGCCGTGGCCTTTTAACTTGGCGGGATAACAGCGGGGATCGCTGGATCGCTGCTGGCACTGAATCCAAGCTCTACGCCATGAACGAGGCGGGGACACTTAAAGACATCACGCCAACAGGGTTGACTGTTGGCATTGCGGACGCAGCCACCAAGACTGGCTATGGTTATTCCACTTACGGCAATTTTGCCTATGGCGTTGCGCGGCCAGATACTGGCACTGTGACACCGGCCACCACATGGTCATTGGACACATGGGGCGAGTACTTGGTGGCCTGTTCTGACGCCGATGGCAAGCTGTATGAGTGGCAGTTGGGCTTCTCTACGCCAACCTTGGCGACTGCCATCACCAATGCGCCAACAGGTTGCGCAGCTGTGATGTCCACTGCCGAGCGTTTCTTGTTTGCTTTGGGCGCCGGTAGCAATCCTCGGATGGTGAAGTGGTGCGATCAAGAAGACAACACTGTCTGGACGGCTGCGGCCACCAATCAGGCTGGTGACTTTGAGCTGCAAACAGTTGGCGCGTTGAAGGCTGGCAAGAAGGTGCGCGGCATCAATTTGCTCTTCACTGACGTTGATGTGCACACCGCCAGCTATGTCGGCGCACCTTATGTGTACTCATTTGAGAAGGCTGGCTCTGGATGTGGCCTGATCTCCTCACAGGCTGTGGCCGCCATCGACACTGCCGCCATGTGGATGTCTTCATCAGGCTTTTGGATATTTGACGGCTATGTCAAGCCTTTGCCCTGCGATGTGTCTGATTATGTGTTTCAGAATCTGAACTACAACCAAGCCTCCAAGGTCTATGCGGTCCACAATTCCAAGTATGGCGAGATCTGGTGGTTCTACCCATCAAGCCAGTCAAACGAGGTTGATTCCTACGTCACATTCAATTACCGCGAGTCGCATTGGAACATTGGCTCCATGGCTCGCACCGCTGGCACAGATCGGGGTGTCTATTTGAATCCTCTGATGGTGTCAACTGACGGCTATATATACGAGCATGAGGTTGGCTTTGCCTATGACGGCGGGACTGTCTATGCCGAGTCTGGACCCTTTGAGATTGGTCAAGGTGACAACATCATGGCGGTGCGTCAGGTGATCCCTGATGAGCAGACTTTGGGCGAGGTTGCCATCAGCTTCAAGACGCGAATGTATCCAACCTCAACCGAAACAACGCATGGACCTTATCCAGCTTCACAGCCAACTGATGCGAGATTCTCTGGCCGTCAGGTGAAGATGATTGTCACTGGCGATGTGCTGGACGATTGGCGTGTCGGCGTCATGAGATTGGAAGCTGTGGCGGCGGGTAAGCGTTGAGCCGCACCGCAAAATAGAATACTGCAAAGGAAACGAACATGGCGACAGCGCAAGACACAGCACAAGCAAAACGCGACCTGATTGAGTCAATCAAGGAAGAGGGTCTTGACCCCAATATGTTGATTCAGCTTGGAAATATGGCTGAAGCAGTCTTGAAGGACAAGTCTTTATATCCTCAGTTTTTGCAAGCTGTTGTTCAAAATGGTTTGGCTGAAGAAGCTGATATGTCTGGCGATATTGACTATCAGCTTATTGGGTTTTTTGTTGCCACGCGAGAGATTGTCAAAGAGATGATGGCCTCTGGCGAATTGGGAGCTTGATATGGGATTGAAAAAAGCTGGTGCTTGGTTAAAAAAGAATATCAAGCCTATTGCGGCAGTTGCGGCGCTTGTTTTTCCTCCTCTAATACCTGCGCTTGGAACAGCGATTGCAGGTGCAGGTGCTAGTGCCGCAGTTGTTGCTGCTACTGGTGCGGCAGCGCTAAGTGCGGGAGCAAGTGCAATTTCTGGCGATAAACCATCAGATATTTTGAAGAATGCGGCACTTGCAGGTATCACGGCTGGAACAATAAGCAAGGTAAGTGGCGCAGCTACTGCCGCCGCTGATTCTGCCGCCGCTGCTGCCGCTGGTGGTGCGAATCCATCTAGCGCATACTACACAAGCGCCCCATCAGTTGCGGGATCGCCTGCGGGATATATGTCTCCAGAACTTATATCTGCTGCTGGTGGCGCTGCAAATCTTGGTGTTTCCGCAGTTGGTGCGGCAGCTCCAGCGGCAACAAGCACTGCTGGCGGCTTATTGGGAAGTACATTGCCTGCGACAGCAGGGACAGGAGCAGCTATGGCTGATGCAGGTATTTTTGACAAATTGGCTGGTTATGGATCAAGCGTTCTTGACTTTGCCAAGGCAAATCCAAGTCTGGCAGGTTCACTGCTTGGCGCTTTAGGTGGCGCTGTGAGCGCCGCCAATGCACCTAAAGAGCAGACTACCACCACGTCAATTGATCCTCAAATCAAGGCCGAGTACTTGGCAAACCTTGAGCGATCCAAGGCTACAGCCGCCAACTTGGGTGTGCGTGAGTTTGCAGGCTTTACTGGTGACTATGGCGCGGCTGAAGCTCAGCTGAAAAACCTTGGACTTGGCGGGAAGGGTCAGCAGACAACAGATGAGGCTGCCTTGCGTGCAAGGTTTGAGTCAGTCTTTATGCCTGATCAAATTGCCGCTGCACAGGCTAACCGTGGCGCTGTTCAAGATGTATCTGGTCAGCTTGGCTCTCAGTACATGGGTGCTTATTTCAACCCATACGAAGAGCAGGTAGTCCAAGGCACTTTGGGAGATATTGAGCGTTCACGTCAGATGCAAGACATTGCCGACAGAGCCAGAGCCACTCAGGCTCGCGCCTTTGGAGGCTCACGCCAAGGCGTGCAGTCTGCGCTGACAAATGAGGCTGCATTGCGTCAGGCAGGTACAACTGCTGCTGGATTGCGTCAGGCTGGATTTTCGCAAGCTGCGCAGTTTGGTCAGTCTGATGCCGCACGCCAATTGCAGGCACAGATGGCAAATCAGGGTGTCTCTTTGACACTTGAGCAGGCCAACGCCCAACTGAGACAGCAAGCCGCATTGGCGAATCAGCAGGCTGGCATCTCTGGTGCTGGTTTGCGCCAGTCTGCTATTAGTCAGCTTGGACAACTTGGTGCGCAACAGCAAAACCTTGGAATGTCTGGTGCAAACGCGGTGATGCTTGCACAGATGCAACGCCAACAACTTGAGCAGCAAAGACTTGATGCACAGCGCAATCTTGGGATGGAGCGTTTGGGTATCACTGGCGGAGCACTCGGTTTGCAGCCAGCCAGAACTGGCGAGACATCAACCCAGCCTTTGTATAGCAGCACACTTGGCAGTGCATTGTCTGGCGGCCTGACTGGCGCTTATATTGGTTCACTGTTAAAGCCAACTTGAGGTAAAGAACATGGCGACATCATTTGATATGGGATTGCTTGGCGATCTATTTGGCGGTGGCGGCGAGACTGGCCTTGAGGACTACTTAACACCAGCGCAGCAGGCCGCAATGCAGCGACAAGGCCTGTTGCAGGCCGCCATGGCTATTGGTCAGGCCAGTGGCCCCAGCACTACGCCGCGCTCCTTGATGCAGATTCTCAGCTCTGGCGTTGCCGCTGGTCAGCAAGGCTATGCCGAGGCGCAAAAGAATGCCATCACCAATTTGCTGACTAAGCAGAAGATGGATGAGTACAAGATGGCGCAAGAGCAGCGCCGCAGGCTTGAGGAGATCTTTGGTGCGCAAGCGCCTACAGCTGGTATGCCAATGACGCCACAGCAAGCCTTGGCAGTGCCTGGCGGTCAGGTTGGTCCTACTGCTGAACGTGCCGCCATGATCGGTCAAATGCCAGAGGCCGCCGCAGTGTCTCCAGAAGACATGCGCTATGAGCAGTTCATGAGGGCGGCTCAGTTATATGCAGCCTCAGATCCTGGCAAGGCCGAAGCCTATCAAAAGATGGCAATGTCCATCAAGCCACGCGAGGAGGTTACAGGCCAGCCCTTTGAAGTGACTGGCGCTGATGGCTTGCCCGTCATGGTTCAGCAGTTCAAGGGCGGCAAGATCAGGACACTTGAAGGCTTCGGCCCCAAACGCGAAGTGGTGTTGCAGAATGTTGATGGCCGAGTCGTGGCGATTGACAAGAACGCATTGAAGGGCGGCGAAGTCTATGGCACAGGCATCACGCCAGCAGACCAAAAGCGACTGGATATGGAGGCCAAGCGGCTCAATATGGATGTTGACCGCCTCAAGATGGAACGCCAGCGCCTTGGATTTGAAGCTCGCAGATTGAACATTTCAGAGCAAGAATTCCAGCGCGGCCAGTATGAGCGCATGGAGAATGAAGATGGCGTCTTCTACGTTCCCAAGGTTCCAGGCTTGCCTGCAATCCCTGTGGCTGGCCCTGGCGGTGTGCCTCTCAAAGGCAAAGCGCCTCCAAAGCCAACCGAGGGAGAGGCAAACGCCGCAGGCTTTGCCAATCAGATGGAGAACGCAGAGGCCGTCATCAAGGCATTGCCTGCTGGATCTCAGCCAGGCGCTGGTAGTGGAATTGCAGGATCGGTTCCTTTTATCGGTGATGTTACGAAGAGACTTGTGCAACCAGAAGCCACCCAGCAATATGAACAAGCAGCGCAGGCGTGGATTCGCGCCAAGCTGCGCAAAGAGTCAGGCGCTGCAATTGGCGTTGATGAGATGGCGCAGGAATATCGCACTTACTTCCCGCAAATAAATGACACACCAGCCGTCATTGCGCAAAAAGCAAAGTCACGTCAGATTGCCACTGATGCCATGAAAAAATCTGCTGGTCGTTCTTACGGTTCAACTGCCACTGGTGGCGGTGGGCTGAATTGGAATCCTGCAACGCAACAGTTTGAGTGAGGTGGTTCAATGCCGCAAGTCGTCAATGTAATTGGTTATGGACCCATCACATTCCCTGATGGGATGTCCAAGGAGGAGATGGCTGCGGCTTTGAAGAAGCTGCCGCCAATCCCTCAAGCCGCGCCTGTAGTTGCACCACAAGAAGGTCCAAGCATGATGGATGAGCTTGGCCGTCAAATGGGTTTGGCAACACGTCCAATGGCGCAGGCTGTGATGTCTGCTGGAGGCATGTTGCCTCTGGTGGTCGATCCTGCCGTCAACTTCTTCAACTTGGCCGCAGGCACTAACGTGCCGACAATGTCTCAGGCCATGCCTCGGACGCTGACGGCCATGGGCTTCCCCGAGCCAGCCACAGCCACAGAGCGTGTGGTGCAAGATATGTCAACAGCAGGCTATGGCGTTGCCGGTGCTGCCAACTTGGCAAAGCAGGCATTGCCTGCGGCCACATCGCAGACAGCGCAAGAGTTCCTCAAGATGCTGGCAACCAACCCACAGGCGCAGGCTTCGGCTGCCACTGCGGCCACCGCCGCTGGCGGCATGTTGCGTGAAGGTGGTGCAGGATTGCCCGATCAAATAGCTGGTGCACTGCTGGCTGGCATGGTTGCACCTGGCGGTCCAAAGCTGCCCATCACACAACGCGCTATTGCCGCACCCGCCACCGTGGTTCAGCCATTCACTCAGGCTGGACGCGAGGTGATCGTTGGCAATGTGCTGCGCAAGCTGGCGACAGAGCCAGACTTGGCCGCATCTCGCTTGGCGCAGGCCGAGCCACTTGTCCCTGGCGTGCGCCCAACTACTGCGGCCACAGCCTTTGATCCTGGCTTGGCGTCAGCCGAGACTGCCATCAGGGCTTTGGATCAGTCTGGAGCCTTTGCCACGCGCCTGTCTTCCAATCAGCAGGCACTGCTTGACTCATTCCGCAGAATCTCTGGCAAGCCTGGCTCCATCCCATTTGCTGAAGCCAAGCGCACTGAAGTGACACGGCCAATGCGTGAGGAGGCCTTTGCTGGCGTCACAGTTGATCCTGTGACATTCCAGAGTGGCGTCAACTTGGTGGTCAACAAGGCCATTGACAACGTCATGGCAAGCCCTGTTGGCGTGCGTATGGATGTTGAGAGCGCCATGAAGTGGGCGACAGATCGCATTGCAAAGGCGAAGACACCGATGCAGTTGTATGAGATCCGCAAGGACTTGGCTGGCGCAGCTGGTGGTAAGTACAACCAAGAAAACCCAAGCCTGCGCCTTGCTGGCGGCCAACTGAAAGACGTGATCAAGGCCGTTGATGATGTCATTGACGCATCAGCGCCAGGCTTCAAAGCCTACATGGACAAGTACTCCAAGATGTCTGGCCCCATTGACCAGATGCGCATGTTGCAGAAAATTGAGAGTCAGGTCACGACAGGTCAGCCAAACTTGATGACTGGCGAGCCTGTTCTGGCCGCTGGAAGCCTGCGCCGTCAATTGGCAAACAAGGCTGAAGAGCTTGACCTGAAGTTGTCTGTGCCTGCGCAAACGCGCTTGGACAACATCATTGATGAGATCAATCGCGGCATGGCGGCCACAGCGCCAGGCGTGAGAGCGCCAGGCTCTGACACATTCAAGAACATGAGCATGGGCAACATGATTGGCCGCATCTTCTCTGAATCCATGGCGACAAACACCACACTGCGCACCATGACAAGGCCTCTGGACTTCTTATACAAGTTGCCAGATGAGCAGATTCAGCAGTTGCTGGTTGAGGCCATGCTGGACCCCAAG